GGGTCACCGCCTAGTCTTCCTACTACAATTACTTTGTTAACTCCGCTCATTCTAATCCTTCCTTTTTTATCGGGTTTTTAGCCCATCGTTTTCCTATCTCACGTTCTATAACAGATAGGATTTTAAAATCTATAGACAAGAACCTATAATTCTACCTAGTATAATGCAAGGGGGAATCATGCAGAAAAATAGCTTAATAGATATTATAATCTGCGCAGCTTTGTCCTTACTACTAACTTATTTATTATCGGAGGTTTTTGATGTTCAACTGCTTAAAGAGGGATTACAGGCAGCCTACTAGGGAATACGGTTCCCATGGCGAGGGCGAAAGCTTTCAGCCAATATGGGGGTATATAATTCCTCATATTGATGAGGCTCAGGGCGCAGAAACCAAAAAAGGATTATCTGAGTATTCTTATGGCGGGATGATCGCCAATTATAATAACAATTTTATTGCATGGGATGATCGTGATGATGGTGGCGTAAAATCTGCAACTAAAAGATTGGTGGCTCACGGAATTAATGCAACTTTTGAAGATCACAAAAACGCATACAATCACAAGGTAGGCGGTGCTGAGATCCTTATAATAAAAGGTGATGAGCTTTCTAAATTTCATGCCGAAAGAATCTTAGAAGCATTCGCTTTAAAATTCCCTGATAGAAATATTAGAGGCGTTAAGGAAATGCGAAAAGGTGGGAGAGGATATAATAATCTTTTGCTTGCTAAAAAAGGTGGTGCAGACGTTGCCTTGCTTGGTGAATTATTCTTTATAGATAATCCAAATGATTTTATAGATCCTAAAGTATATGCTGAATTTATTCGAGACGTTTTGTCTTAGCCTGCTTTTAATTTAGGCATCTGGTTTGAATAAACCCCTTGCCTATCTCTGACCGTTTTTCTCAGGATCTTGCTTTTTAAAGTCTATAGTCTAAGCTTTTTAAATGGCTAAAAAAAATAAATGTATCCTTGTAATCCCAGACCTTCACATTCCATTTCACCACCAAGATAGTTTTGTTTTCTTGAAATCGGTTCGAGATAAATATTCTCCAGACCGTGTTGTAAATTTGGGCGATGAGATTGATAACCACTCAATTAGTTTTCACGATTCGGATCCTGATTTAATGTTTTCACCTTCGCAAGAATTAGAAAAAGCAATCTGGTATCTAAAAGACCTTTACGAAATCTTTCCTAAAATGGATTTGGTAGAATCTAATCATGGGAGCCTTCATTATCGCAGGGGGAAAGCCCACGGCATCCCGAGACATTTTTTCAAATCTTATAAAGAATTACTAGAAGCGCCAAAGGGATGGAACTGGACTTTTGATCTAGTTGTTACTGCAAGTGATGGGAGCGATATTTATTTTCATCATGGGCTTTCTAAGAACGCTTTAAAAACTTCGCAGAACAAATCAATGAATCACTGCTGTGGTCACTTTCATAGTGAATTCGGGGTTAAGTTTTGGGCTAATTCCAGACAATTGTTTTGGGCAATGAATACTGGCTGCCTAATAGACGATACAGCTCTCGCTTTCGAATATGGAAAAAACAATCTCGCTAAATCAATTCTGGGATGCGGAATAATCATCAACGGAATACCCAAACTAATTCCAATGGTACTAAAAAAGAATGGACGATGGGACGGAAAACTACTGTAAGGCAACCACCTCGAAAAGTTCCACGTAAAGCAAGGCGCAGAGAACAGCGCAGGGTATTTAAGAAGCGGTTTAAAGTCTTTTTTGACGGTGAGCCTGATTCGGATATGGATTATTACGAAAACGGCTTAGAATGGATGCTAGAACCCTCTGGAGATTTACCGCAGGATGATTGATAAAGTTAGTAGGCATTATTTACCTGTATTGAAATAATAAATTGTGTTCATTCATCGACACTCCTTGAATAATCCGTGGAGCATGGAAGCGAAGCGGGTTTCTCTACTATTGCGACCTAGTATAATAGTGGTCATTTGACCATTTTAAATTCCGTTCTAGTATAATTCTCCCTACAGTGTGATTTTTCGGGATTTCATCAATTTTTTCGGGATTTTCTAACTATAGAGAGAATTACTATATCCCTTTAGGGAGATTATTGAATTCTGGTATATTTAGGATCCGCAACTAATATCCAAGCCTCGTTAGTTTCTAAAGTATTCTCATGGGCGGTTTTCATCCCTCGCTCATAAGGCATCAAACCTCTGTCTCTTTCTATAAAATCAAAAGCCTCAATCTTTTTAAGAGAGCCTACTATCTGTTCCATGCAGCATTCATATAATTCTTTTTTGAAATCATAAGCGCATACTAATTCTTTTTCCATGGTAATCCTAATTTATTGGGTAGATCCTAACGATTATGCAAGCGTCCTCAGCATAATATTTGCAGGCGGTAAGTTTTATAATTTGAGAATCGTTTTTAAAAACAACGCCTTCCATGCCATCGAAAACCGATTTAGTTAGATTATCAATATCTGGTTTAACGTGAGGGTATTTTCTCTGAACTGATTTAGGTGGCTTGATAAAAAAATCTATCTCAACTTTCAATGCTCCAGTTAAAGGCTCATCGGAATATTGGTTTTAGAAAGCTTCCCTATTTCAGTTTCATAGGCTTTGGTTTTCGCATCTGTATAACAGATAACGTTTTTCCCCCGCCTTGCGAATCTTGGTCTGCCTTTGGGGAATGGTGGTAAATCAAAATATAGATTAATCATTCAATAATTCTCTAATGATTGGCGTAAAAAGGCTATATATTCGTTAAGTAGCTGAAAACTCGATGTGAATTATTTTCATAAGGCAAAAAAAGGCTTGAAACTAACTTCAGTTGATATATAACTATATCTAGAAACCGAATATAACTGGAGCTAAAAATGGCAATGAATGAGCAAAAACTAAAAGAAATGGCAAGAAAAATACTAGAAATCAGATTAAGCCTTGAGTGTAATGAATCTATTATTGATACCGTCTACCTTACTAATGGCGAACTAATGGGAGAGGCTTTGGTGGATATCCTTTTAGATCTTGGAATGAGTTCTGAGGATATTGATGGCGAATTAGAAAACGCTTGGAGGGCATAATAATGAAAAAGCATATTAAAGAAATTCAGATTAATAAGAATTTAAAAATTGTTCTCAGGGAATGGAATAACTGCACTCCTTATGTGGTTCATAAATATAATATTTCTGAGGACTGTTATTATCAGGGAACATATTGTTGGAATATTAAGGAAGCTGATAGCGAATTTGAAATTATGGTTAATGATAACCTTTGTTTAACTGGAGATTGGAATGGCGAAAATAGCAGAAATGACTAGAGAGGAATTACTCGGAGGCGGTGAATAATGATGAGCAACGAACAATGCGTAGAATTTTTTGATGAACATATTTTAGCAGGGGTCATTGCCCATTATGGAGCCGATGATACCACCGCAATTGCTTATGAATTCGGAATCTATATTGACGGACTTTGCAAGGATGGTGAAATTACAAATTTTCAATACGAAAATTATACTTACTACGATGAGGATGAAAAATGAAGAAAGTACAATTAACAAAAAGCCAACTAGCAGGGCGCTTAGAGCTTGCGGATATTTATAGGGATGATGCCGTAGATGATTTAAAACAGATTATACTAGATATTCTAGATCTAGATTCTGATTCTTTCGATTATGCAGACCAAAAAATTGAAGTAATGGAACAGGTTTCTAGAACATTGCGGGCGCTTAGGGGCTTAGACTTAACCGATTGGGATTGGAATGAATAAGCCAAAAAGAGGTAGACCATTTAAGGATGGGGTCAAAAAGACCTCAGCCGATTATAAAACTATTCATATTAATTTAAAGGATCGGCAATCTGAAACCATGGTGGCTACAGAAAAAGGTCCGACTGAATTTTTTAATATGCTTTATGATTTTTGGTATCAGAATTTTGATTTATATCAAGAACAGGATCAACGCAAAAAAGAATTTCTCAAAAGACTAAAAAGGACAAAGTAATGGAAGTTTTAAAAAATTATTTAGAGAGCCGATTCCCAACATTGAATGAAATAGATAAGGCTCATATAGAATCGCTCATTAAAGATATTCAGCATAAATGCACCTCAGAAGCTTATCAGGCGGGATATGATGCGGGGCGCTTGATTGGAACAATTGAGGGAGAGAGAGAGGAAAGGCTCAGACAGCAAGGTTGGAGCTGATTCTCTTAGTTGGCGCATCGAGCTTGTCGATTCTTTAACTTGGTGCGAAAGTTATCTTTCACAAATTTACAGCCTAGGGAGGGCGCAAAATGAAAAAATTATCTAGTAATGAACGATTTGAAATGAATTCCGCTATTGCGAAAGTCTATAGATACGGAGAGGGGATGCAGGAATCTCTAAGAGAGCTTGCCTCTATAATGGGCGCAGATCTTGGAAGCTCAATAAGAAGTGATGCATCAATCAATACCCTTGAGGGAATGATTGTGGAGTCTATGATTTTTAAGAACGGAGAGGGCGTAAATATGCTTTGGTATGATTCGCTTTTCGATAAGGTTCATTTATATAGAAAACACTTAGAAAATGAAGAGATTCTCAGTAAATCAGAAACGGTCTGGAATGCTGATACGCTAAAAAGCGAATCAAGAACATCGGTTCTATAATGCCACGAAATAGGATGATTAAGCCTGATTTTTGGGCGGACGAAAAAATAGCTGAGTTACCTCTGGGTGCTCGTTTATTATTTATCGGAATGTGGAATTTTGCCGATGATATTGGCGTTATAAGAGCAAATCGAGCTTATTTAAAAGCAAGCGTTTTCCCTTATGATGAGAAAATAACATTCCAGAATATAAATGATTTTACCAATATGATGCAAAGCTTAGGGCTTTTGAAATATATGGAAAGTAAGCGAGAAGGGTATTTTTGCATCCCTTCTTTTTTAAAACACCAGACAATTAACAAGCCAAGCACTTTTAGGAATATCGAAGGGTCTGAGAGGTTTAACGTATTGGAATTATTCGATTCATGGAACTATCACGGATCAATCACTGAAGGCTCCATGCTGAAAGAGAAAGAGAAAGAGAAAGAGAAAGTAAAAGAGAAAGAGAAAGTTACTACATCGGATGACTCCGATGTGATGAGTCCTGAGAGATTAATGGCAGGATGGAATTCAATTACCGAACAATATAAAATGCTGCCTAAGGTAATAAAACTTTCCCCTATAAGAAAAAAGAAGGCTTCTAATGCGATTAAAATAATTCCCGATAAGAAAGATTGGGAAATGATTCTAGGAGAGGTGACTAATAATAAATATCATCTAGGTGATAATGATAGGGCATGGAAGGCAAATTTCGACTGGCTTTTTAAAAATGAAAATTACATTAAACTTTTAGAGGAATCGAAAGCATGAAAGTACAAACTGGAGCAATGACCGAGGCAGAGGCAATAAAGCTAAGGAAAGAAATTAATACTATAGAATTTCAATCCCAATTCCTTTTCTTAAAAGACCATAACGGATTTAGGCGAGGGGAATTACATACTCTCACAAGCCCGAAAGGGTCTGGTAAATCATCCCTCATAAAAGGTTTTTTGATAGAATTTGCGGCACAAAAGAAAAGGGTGTTAGTAATTCTATCAGAGGAAAAAGTGAGTATGTATAGGCTGAACGTCTTTGAAACCATATTAAAGATATGCAAGGGGGATAATGATCTGGCAAACAGCTTGCTTGATAATATTTTATTTACCTCCGAATTGGATATTGACGATAAGGACAAAACGCATAGCAATTTTTTCAAATCAATAAAAGAGCTAGTAATAACTCAAGATATTGATATTTTAATTTACGATAATTATACCACTGGGTTACTCGCAAGGGGTCAGCTTAATGAACAAGAAAAAGGGGTTGATAGATTTAAGCAATTAACCACCAGACTAAATATTGCCACGCTCTTAGTTTATCATACAGCGAAAGGGGTTGATGTTTATAAAAAGATTTTAGATGGCGATGATATTAGAGGCAGCGCAAATTCGGTGAATGTTGGGAGTTATAATTACCTTTTAGCTTTCTATCATAAGACGGAACCGAAAAGAGCTTTTCTTATTATTGATAAATCTAGGTATCACACCAAGGCGAACAAAAAAGTTTACGAATTAAAATATGATATTGAGGGTGGAATTTATACCGACGATATTCGGTCAGGTTTTGATATTATGCAGAATCTAATAGACGGTAGAAAAAAATCAGGATCAATAGGAGGTAAGGCAAATGTTAATTTCAATTAAGTTTTATAAGAATTTTTTACTCTCAAAATATAGTGAGGATGAGTATGCAAAAGATAAACTGCGGGAGCTTTTTAAATATTTCGTAGCATCGCAGCCATTATCTAGCGAAGAAAAAGACGCTGTAGAATTAGAAACCCTAGGCGCTATCCTCCCTCCAGATCATAGAAGGGTAAACGATTCAATTTTAGAGAGCCACGATATTATTCAGAGCTTTTTAAATGATGATTACGTATCGATGGCAGGACGGCATGAGCAGAATAAAATAGAATTAAATTCGGATCTTAATTCTCTAGAAAGAAGCGTAGAGAAAATTAGGCAGGATATTATGAAAGGTATGACCCCTGAGGGAATTGAGAAAGCCAAGGCAATGGGCTTACTTTGAGAGATATATTTGGATATTCCAAAGCATTTTGTTCATATCCTTATTGCGGGCGCTTATGGTTTTGGAGCCGAGCGCCTAGAACAATTTATAGGGTAATCATCCTTGATATTCGAACTTTCTGGAGGCAACGTAAGGAATGGAAAAAGTAGAAGAACTAGAGCCATTCGACTGGGATTTTAATAAAGACGGTCTATGGTTAGGATGGGTAAAACCTAGAGAGCTAGAAAGGAATTGTATAGATAAAGCATTGAAGGCGCTTTATGGGAAAGATTCACACAAGCCAACAGGCGCAACTCGATGGGATTTTAGAAAAAAATAAACTGGAGAATTAGAATGAGAGAACCAAGTAATGACTTGAGAAAGGTCACGCTCAATACGCTTTTAAAATTAAGAAAGAATAATTATATAAGCGTCTATTATAAAAATCATACCTACGATAAAAATCTAGTAGAGAATGAAATCAAAAGAAAATTAGAGAAGAATAAAAAGGTTTGGTGCTATCAATGCGAGATAATTCATATTCAGATTGAATGTCCATCCTGCCGAGAGGTGGAAAAATGATAATTCAATCGGCAACAATGGATAAAATATCTGAGCTTCTACCGAAAGGTTCTAAACTTCTTTATTTTGATGATGATGGGCTGCGGTTATTTATCGCTTATGAATTTAATGGAGTTGGTTATAAAACAACGGTGAAATCTACCAGTTACATGGGAGCGCAAGGGCGCAAGGGAAAGGTGAAAAATGATAATGCTAATTAGAGAATGCTCGGAAGGAATTACTCATCACGAGGTTATAAAGAATGAGGCATCGCTACTAAATTATTTTGCGGTTCTTCTTTTCGATGATGATCCAGTTGGTTTAGAAATCGCAACGAATTACATAGGGTCAAAAACCCCTGCGTTTACCATAGGTGATGATTTCAAGGCTTGGATTATATATAATTACGAGATAGTGGATGAGAGCTTTCAAGGGAAAATTATAAACGGAAAGTTGGTTTAATATGAAAGAGAATGAACAGCAAAAGGCAGCAATGGACGAATTTCGCAGCGTCTTATATCAATGGAGTAAAGAGAACGGTCGAATCTTAAAAGGCGATCAAGTTAAACTTTTTGGCGCAGGATATTTTGCGGGAATGAGAAAGATTGGTGATGAGGTTCAAAGGCTTAAAGAAATGGAGAAAGGTGATGAGGGATAGAATACTAGACGTTCTAAATGAGTATGTAGAAAAATATGGAGAGGAATTGAATTACGTATCTTTCCCTGAGGGGTTTAATGTTCTCACTCCAAACGGTAAAGATCGCCTAGATGGTGATAGTCTTATGGGTCATATCAGAATCAAGGAACTAGAGGAAGAAATTGAGAGGCTAAGAGATGCTTAAAGAGATAAAAACACAAAAAGACAAAGTTAAGGCACTTTTGCGTGATTATCCAGAAACCAGATCATGCGATAAATTATTATGGCTTGGATTTATGAGGCTATACGGTGGTTTCGCAGATCTTTCCGAGCTTGATTATAGAAGGGTGAGAAAAATCATCCTAGAAGCAGCGCCCTTTGAGTCAATTAGGCGATGCAGGCAAAAGCTTCAAGAACATAATCCAGAGCTTTCGGCTACGGATATAGTTAAGGAATTTAGAGGCAAGGAACAAAAAGATATCTCTGATTATTTTGGGGGTAAATAAATGGCGCAGGAATTTAAAGAAGTAGCTTTTTCTAATATAGATCAAAAAAAGTTTAGAAAGAATTATAATAAGATTTTCGGTGAGCGTGAAAAAATAGACTGCGCTCATTGTGACTTATCATCCAGACAGAAAAAGGGAGAGGCGTTTCAATGCCCCCATTGTAAAAAGAAGAACTATTCGGAGAGATTGAATGAGTGAGGAAACATTTGAAGAGTTTATTCAAAAAATGAAAGAGAGGGCAACAGAGGAAGGCATAGAAATATCGGCTAGCTTTAGTATCTTTCAGCTTGAAAATTCTTGCGAGTATATTTGGAACCATCAACAACAAAAATTAGATAAGTGTAACAAAACTATGTCACGACAGCTTGCTGACATTAAAATGTTACATAAAGAGCTAGACACCAAAGACGCTGAGATTAAGGAGCTTGATTGTAGGTTATTGGTAGAAAGTGATAATAACAGGATTGCCGAGCATCGAATAAAAGAATTAAAGAATGAGATAGGTAAATGGTTATCTCATGTCACTAAGTTAGACGATATTTTAGAGACACTTAGGGAGATTAATAGTACCTATAAAAAAGCCGAGGACGATTTAGAGGTTAGCTGCTTAATTGGAGAAATATTAGACCGCCCTGAAGTAAAAGCTTTATTAGAAAGGGATAAGATATGAAAGAGCTTGGAATAGAATCTAATGATTGGAAAATGAAATTTCAATCAGTAAATGAGACTAAAGAGAGAATCGCCAAGGAACATTATAATTATCAATGCGAGATAGAATCCCTCACCAATAAACTAGAGGAGCTTGAGGGTGAGAATAAATTAGCTCTCAAGGTAATTAAGGGACTTAACCCTGAGGCTATTCTTGAAACGAGCTTACTTAACGACTCCCTCACCAATAAACTATTGGTGCTTACTAGGTGTTACTACGATAATGGTGAGGATAACAAAGGGTGTTTGTGCCAAGGCTGTAAAAACAAACAATCAATAAAAGGAAAATGAATAATGGAAAAAGAAAGTATAATTTTAGGCGCTGCTAATCTCAGGCTAATTGATGAGGTTAAGAATTTAAAGGCGATCATAACTGAGAATGAAAAGGATCCTAGCAATTTCAAGGAAAGATACTACGAGCTTGTCGATTCTTACTGTAAATTAAAGGGCGATTTTTTAGCCGAGAAAAGAAAGTCCACGGCTTTAATGCTTAGATGCGGAGATTCTGGTGGAATCTAAGAACTGGAAAGCGATAGATCATTCGTGGCGCATAGGACTGAGGGGTAAGTATCAAGCTTGCTCAAGTAATAAATAAAAGATAACTTAAATCGTGCGGATCTAAAAAGTCCGCTCGCCTTCCTTGCGCAATGGGTTATGATGGCTTTCTTTCCAGTTTTCCGTCATGCCCTTTGCGTTTTTTGACTCTCCAGACTATTTCTCGTAGGATTTATGAATCAGGGAGAACTCCATGAAAAACCAGTGTGAACGCATTGTTGAAACAGAACTGCATAAATTAGTACCGCATCCAAAAAACCCCAATACGCATTCTGAGGAACAGATTGAGCGCCTAGCTAAATTAATAAGCTATCAAGGCTTTCGTTCTCCCATAGTCGTATCAAATCAATCGGGCTTTATAATCGTAGGGCACGGAAGGTTAGAAGCTGCAAAAGGCTTAGGGCTTGAAACGGTTCCAGTAATATACCAAGATTTTAAGGATGAGGCGCAAGAATACGCCCACATGACCGCTGACAATGCCATTGGCTCATGGTCTAAATTAGATTTCTCTCAGATTAATACGGATATTTTAGAACTCGGTCCTGAATTGAATATCGAACTTTTAGGTATAAAAGAATTCACAGTGGATCCAAGCGAGATAGAACTGCCAGATTTAAAGGCAGGCGATAACGGACCGTGTCAGAAAGTAACTTTTACCTTATCAGATGAACAGGTTGATAAGGTGAAGGAAGCAATGGAAAAGGCTAAATCTTTCGGACCGATACATGATGACCTAAATGAAAATTCAAACGGTAATGCCCTTGCGAGAGTGGCTGAATTATTTATAAGTAGCTGCGATGTCAGCTAAAAGCATTGAAATTAAACCGATTAGCTCCAAGGATGCAAATGCGATCTGTAAAAGATTTCATTATTCTGGGAAAGTTGCTGCGATTTCACAGCTCCATTTTGGCGTTTTTTATAAGGGTCAATGTGAAGGGGTAATGCAATACGGACCGCCAATTGATAGGCGCAAGTTATTACCATTAGTTAAGGGCACAAAGTTTAATGATTTTCTTGAGCTTAATCGAATGGCTTTCTCTGATAATCTCCCTAGGTTTTCAGAATCTAGAGCCATTGGAATCGCTCATCGAATTATTAAAAAGAATTATCCACATATTAAGTGGATCATATCGTTTGCAGACGCAACGCAATGCGGTGATGGGACAATCTATCGAGCCTCTAATTTTCTGCTAACTGCTATTAGAAAAAACTCTACTATCTACAAATTGAAGGATGGTGAGGTAGCCGCCAAGCACGGTACGTCTAAGAAGGATTTTAATGGGGCTGAGAGGCTTGTTGGGTATCAGTTGCGATACATTTACTTCTTAGATCCAAAAATGCGGGAGAACCTAACTGTGCCAGTGATTCCGTATAGTGATATTGAAAGATTAGGCGCATCAATGTATAAAGGAAAAGTGCGTGGGTAGTTTAAAAGTAAAACAGACTAATTCCATTAGTAAGAAAGCGGTGCATTACCGACTTCCACGCTCCATTATAATCCCGAGATATTTATGAGCGATGAAAAAGATTTAGGCGGTAGACCTAGAATAGAAATTGATATGGCTGAACTTGATAAGCTCTGCACTTTGCAGGCGACCATTGAGGAAATGGCATCATGGTTTGACTGCTCAATTGATACGGTAGAGAGAAGAATTAAAGAGCATTCTGGTAAAGGATTTGCGGAGTATTTCGCACTAAAGAGAGGAAAGGGTAAGATATCCCTTAGAAGAAAGCAGTTCGAAACCGCCATGAGTGGAAACGTAACCATGCAAATCTTTCTAGGGAAAAACTACTTAGGGCAATCCGATAAGCAAGAAATAGATCATAAGGTTTCTGAAATCAAAATTTCTGGCGACGATGGAGACCTCTGAGGGATTTAAAAAAACCCTTATTCAAGTTAAGGCGATTACGCTTCTAGCGGGTCATGCTCTCCACAATATGCTTTATGGTGGATCCAGATCTGGGAAAACTTTTATCCTATGCTATGCGGTTATTCTAAGAGCCTGCAAAACTAAATCAAGGCATTGCATTTTAAGATTAAAATTTAATCATGCGAAAAGAGCCATCTGGTTAGATACAATTCCAAAAGTAATGAGCATCTGTTTTCCAGATCTTACTTATAAAACCAATTCCACTGACTATTATATCGTGCTGCCTAATGGCTCAGAGATCTGGGTCGGTGGATTGGATGATAAGAAACGAGTGGAGAAAATTCTGGGGAATGAATACTCTACTCTTTATTTTAACGAGTGTTCTGAAATTCCTTTAAGCTCTATTAATATTGCCCTTACTAGATTGGCTGAAAAGAATTCACTAGTTAAAAAGGTTTACTATGATGAGAACCCACCAAGCAAAAAACATTGGAGCTATTGGCTCTTTATAAAATTTTGGCATCCGGAGGCTGAGGAAGAATTAGACCCTGCAGATTATTCCTGCATGGTGATGAACCCTAAGGATAATCTTGAGAATATAGATCCTGATTACATAAAGAATATTTTAAGCAAGCTACCCGAAAACGAACGCATCCGCTTCCTCAATGGTGAGTTTGTGGACGGGGACGATGGGGTCACTTACTACGAATTCGACCGTGAAATCCATACAAGTTCTGAGGCTATACAAAGACCAGGTACTACTTTCATAGGGATGGACTTTAACGTAGATCCTATGACGGCGGTTCTGTTTCAATTCTACAATAATACTATCTGGGTTTTCGATGAGATATTCCTTCGCAATTCCGATACCCCTAAAATGTGTAAAGAATTAAAACGTAGAGGGTATGCGGGGCTAAAAGTTATCCCTGATTCTACAGGTGGAAATAGGAAAACGTCAGGTAGATCTGACTTTGAAATACTAAAGGAAAATGGTTTTGTATGCGAGAATGTTTATAACCCTTTCGTAACTGACCGAGTTAATAACCTGAATAGACTTTTAGCAGCTAATCGCATTATGATTAATCCTAAGTGTAATAAACTTATCAACGATCTTGAACAGGTCGCTTGGAAAGATAATAAACTAGATCAAAAGGGCGAATCGAAGCTCTTGACCCATATTTCTGACTGCCTAGGTTATGGTGCTTGGAAAATGGAGCCAATAGTCGGCAAATCAAAACGAGCAATAAGGTTAAGTTAATGGACATTAGAGATTATAGAGTAGCAGAACAATTGATCCAAGAAATCGAAAGCAACCAATTCGCAGAGCGGAGAAAGCAAGAATATAAGGCTTACAAAGTTGCTGAGGGTGGTCAGCGAGAGTATGTTCTTTCAGAGCTGCAGGGTTTATTCCCTAAATCATGGGACACCATGAGGGTTTCAGATATTTCTGTAAGCAATAAGGTTCTTTCTAAATTTGCAAAAGCCTACAAGGATAGCCCGATTCGTGGACTTGAGAGTCAGACCGATGAGGTTAATGATCTATTTACGGAATCGGATTTTGATTCCAGAATGGCTGAATTCGATAGGGATTATAATCGCCAAAGATATGGGCTTTTATGGGTAAATGAGATCGACGGAAAGCCATCATTTCATTCTTTAAAAGGTTTTGAGTCTTTCGTTAAAAGAGATCGCCAAACTGGAAAGCTTCAAGCCGTTGTTATTAATTATCCAAGCGAAGTTATTACTTATAATTCTAATTCCAATGCCGATGGTATCGAGCAAGATCTTTCAGAGAGTCAAGATGATTCGAGCGCAGAGTCTAGAGTCTATGCGATGTGGACGGATGAATTCCATGCGGTCTGGAGAATTACAGAAAAAGAAATCAGAGGTGTAAAAACCTCAAGCGTTGAGATGGTAGAAATCGAAGGCAATCCCAATAATGTAAATGATCTGGGTAGGCTTCCTTTCGTTTTTAGATCTAAGAACTCATCGGTAGATCTACCATTTCTTAATCAATTAACTGAACAATCAATTACCTATAATGTATTGAATTCTGACTTTCTAACTGCGATGGCTCTCCAAGGGTATGGACAGTTAGTGGTTACGATGCCTGAGGATATGGCGGTTGAATCTATGCACAGTGGAATGACTACCGCAATGACTCTCCCAATTGTTCAGGGAGCCGATGTTCAAGCCGATGCTAAGTATATTAATCCTTCTCCAGATCTTGCGGGAATGAAATTGACCCTTGATAATTATGCGGGAGATATTACTGGTGAGCATCTAGGGCAAACTCAATCTGTTAACTCTAACCAAACCTTTTCTAGTGGACTTGAGAGAGTAATAGCGCAAGCCGATGTTACCGATATCATCCAAGGGAATCAGAGAGTTTATTCTAAAATGGAAAAAGAGGTAGTGGATATCCTTAGAGCTTACGGTCAATTAGCCGATGGCAAAAATGAATTAACTACAATCTTTCCGAAAGCAAAAGTGCAAATTTCCGATGCTGAAACACTGACTAATATTAAAACAAGACTAGAGCTTGGATTAATCACTAAGGTTGAAGCTCTGCAGATCATAGATCCGAATCTGGATGATGATGATGCGGTAAAGAAGCTTGCAGAGATAGGAAAACAGAATAATGAAGCTATAGAGGCTTTTAGAGGTGGGGATAATGCCGATAGAACTGGACGAGATAAGCTACGAGTTGGATCTGACCGAGAAGTTGAAAAAGATTCCGAGAAATAAGCGAAAGGAAGCGAAAGAATTAGTTGGGGTTTATCTTTTAGATGCCATCCTGAATGATACTGATAACGCCAAGAGTCCAGTAAGCGGGAAAAAATACCAAGCCCTCAGTAGCGACTATAAGGCGTTTAAAAAGAAAAAAGGTAAGGGTACTAAGGCTAATTTAAGGCTAAACGAGAAAATGCTCCCAAAATTAAAGTCTAAGAATACCGTAAAGGGCGTTAAGATCTTGATGCGAACAGGCTTGGAGAAAGAGCTTGCGAAGGCTTACAACCATAATGTTGGTGATACTTTACCTAAGCGTGATTTCTTGCCAGATGATGATGGCGCTCCAGTTAAACCTAGATTGAAAGGATCCGACCAGTTCAGATCTGATATTGTTCGAGGGATTGATGATATCCTAGAGGACTTTTAGTGAGCATCACTATTAAGAAGAATTTAAAATCATTAAAAACATTCTCAAGGGATGTTAAGAAGAATTTCTCTAGAAAATTAAAGGATGATATTGCAGACGAAATCATAGTGGATATTATTCAAGGGAAATCACCTGTTCGAAATCATACTTTCAAGCCTTATAAGAGTATTAAATATAAAGGGCGCAAGCGTCCTGTTGATATGTTCAAAACTGGAGATCTATTAAAATCTATTCATGTAAAACAAAATAGGCTTGGAGAGATCCTAGTCTCTTTTAAGGATGAAAAAGCAGAATGGCATCAAGAAGGTCAAGGAAAACTGCCAGTTAGAAAGCTTTTGCCAGTTAAGAGAGGCGAAAAGTTCAATATAAGACTTACTAAATTCATCAACAAAATTTTAAAACTTGCTGTTAAAAAGGCAGTAAAGAAGCAATAATTTTACAAACGAGTAAGAAATTACTTATTATTTAATCGAGCGAACGCTCTAGGAGTTAATTATGGTCGAAGGACAAAAAGAAGCATCAACGGAAGAAAAGGCAGAATTGCCAAAAACAGAAGTTGGGGAAAAAGCATTATTAGATAGACTGGCGCAATTAGAGTCAACTAATGAAAGGCTATTGGCACAATCAAAAGAGAATGCCGATAAGTACCGATCAATGAGGGACGCTAAGGACGCAAGCGAAAAAGAAGAACTGTTGAAGCAAGAAAATTACAAAGGACTTCTAGGGAAAAAGAATGAAGAATATTCAGCCCTTGAGGAAAATTTTAATACTCTTAAAAAGACAGCTCTTAAAAAAGATTTAGATTTTACCGTTGCAAAGCTTATTGATAAGCCGCTTGCTAATGGTGCCAGTGTGGACGATGTGATCGAGCAAGTTCTAAAAACTGGAGTTGTAGAGATCCTAGAAGATGAGAGCGGGTTTGCTAATATCGAGGAAGCATACAACAAGGTAAAAGAATCTAAGGCTTTTCTTTTCGATGCAAAAAAGTCGACCATGATTAATGCGGTTCCAAGCGGTCAAGCTCCGTCAGGAAAGAAATTAAGTCAGGGCGAACAATTAAGTTCAGCTCTAGAATCTATCTTTAAAAATAGGGGATAAATATGGCAGACGTATTAATGGGAGTAACGGAAACAACCGCAGCTTCTCACGAACAAGTATCAAAACTAGCTCAGAGCTATTTAATTCAACAAGCAAAACTTGCTGCAACGGTAACTGATTATTCTTTTCTTGCAGTACCAGGTGCCGCTTCTGTTGCACTTCCTAGAAGTGGGGGTTTCACGGTTGGCGACAAGTCAGAAAATACGGCAGTAGATGCGCAGGTAATTACGTACGCAAAAGATACAATTTCTCTAGATCAACACCGTGTTGTGCAATTTCTTTTAGAGGATATCGCAGGGGTTCAGTCAAATGTAGCCGTTGTTCAAGATGCTCTAATGAAAGCAACTAAGGATCTTGCTCTAGATATGGACAACAAGATTATTACAGAACTTAGACTTGCTTCTGCTTCTGGTCCTGACCACCTAATCAAGTTCACAGATGCCACTAACGAGGACATTGAGCTTGCTGATATTCTTAATGCTAGAGAGCTTTTAGTTACTCAAAACATTGACCCAAGAGAATGTTACATGGGTGTAGGCGCTGACCAAGAAAGATATATGCTTGCAATTGATAACTTTATTTCAGCCGAGAAATACGGAAGTAATGAACCTATCATGCAAGGTGAAATCGGTAGAATTTACGGAATGAAAGTTCTTGTTCATACTGGTTTTTCTCAAGAAGCTTGCTTCTGGCATCCTTCTGCAGTTGGTTTCGCTATTCAGGCAGGAACTCGTTTTCAATCACAACCAGATCTTGCAAATCTTGCGACTAGATACTCTCTAGACTATATCGCAGGTTTTGAAGTTCTTGACAGTGGTAAAAGACAAGTTCAGATTTCTGAAACTGCTTAATAATTATTTAATTATTAATATTGAAGGGAGGGTTTCGGCTCTCCCTTTTTTTCTAGGCGCTAAATGGAAAACTCTACGTTAATAGCTGTGTCGCTTGAGGCACGAACGAGAAGTGAGCTATCAGGCAAGCAATTGCTTAATAATGCCAAACATAATACCTTTTTCAGATACTTTGATTTTCAGAAAGACGGAAAGCGTTGGGTATGTTTTTATTATGCCGATGCAGCACCTCATTCAAGGCAAATTGAAAAGCATCAAATAAAATTCCCTAAGGATGGTGAGGAATGAGTAGCACAATCACTAAGGATGCGGAAAAAAAGAAATTTATTGACGGATCATCTCAGGAACCAAGCGTTAGGGTTCAGATCGCCAATGGTTTTCAGGTAAATAAATTAGCAAAATATGTCGAGGCTGTTTATACGAATAGCAATATGACTGTAACATATAATTATTATGAATCTAGCTCTAAGGCTACGCTATATAATTCTATCGTAACCTCTTATTCTGTTGCACAAGATACAGAATTTACGAGCGCAGAGTGGGCTTAAAACTCAATCCCTTTACTGGAAAATTTGATCTAGTTTCTAAGGAAGCTGCTAATTTTTCTTATAACTATATTGTTGCGACTCAAACCCTAGAGGTTCCAGAGTATCAACAAATGATGGTGCATGATGCCTTAACTATTGATGGGGTTTTAGAAATAAATGGAGAGGTGATACTTCTAGATTTTAATATCCCTAGTCGATTAATAGAAACCTCGGTGAGCGAATCTATAAACATTGAAATTTACGAAGTCATTAGACAAACTGTGTCGGGTATTACGACAAGCTTGAGCAATGCTATTGCAGGCTCTACAATAACAATAACGAATAGAAGCGGTGGCGATAATACCTTAAATATAACAGTACAAGGTACAGCTTCACCAATCATAAAAGATTTAGAAAGTTTCTCTCTAATATATAACGGAACCGATTATGACATTACTTAGAGATATGAAATCTATTGGCGAAACCTCTACAGGTAACACCACGACCACGCC